GTGTTAGCGTAGCGGTTCTGCATCTCAAGCAAAGCCGATTGTGAAAGGTTTTCAGAGTTCTCAAAGGTAGAGCCTCTAGTGATAAAGGTTGATTCTTTGGCGAGTAGCTCTTTAATGAGTTTAGTAGGTCTTGGGGTTGTCGTGATAACTGTTTGAGGATGTTCGCCTAAGCGCATACCAAATTGCAGTTGATCCCAAGTGTCAGGCTTTTCCCATGCGGCTAACTCGTCACACCAAGCGCCGTGATGTTGCGGCCCGCGAAGTCTGTCAGGTTCCTCAGCCGAGAAGCCTTTAATCCGTGAGCCGTTAGGAAATGTGTAAGAGAAGTTTGAGCGATTATAGGCGCGGTCATCATAAATGCCGTAACGCTTGATAACGCTAATTAAGCCCGATTCACCTTCAAAGCAGGTGTCACGAATATCAGCCGCTGTTCTCGCTACTACTGCCCAACGGGTTTTCTTCTGGCTCAGGGCTTTCCAGACTATCCACTCCGCGCCCGTTCTCGTCTTGCCCCAACCCCGACCCGAGAGGATCAACCAAGTCTGCCAGTTCGATTCCGGCGGTATCTGATTCGGCCTCGCTACTGACTTCCAAAACAGTCTGCTCCCCGTTTGAATGTCCGAGGGCTCTAGCTTCAGCGACAAGGTAGGCAAATCGTCTAACTGATTCATCTAAATCGCCTCCATCCGTTACCTTCACTTCGTTCTCAATCCTAGTAGGTTCGTTGAGTCCGAGGATTTTGGCGCGGGATTCAATGGTTTTAATAGCAATCATGGCGGCTTGAGGGTCTAACTCTGCTATTGCCTTGCCAAAGAAGGCATTAAATATAGAGTCTAGGCGTTCAACTTCAATTCTTTGTAGGCTTTCGCGTGGTTCCTTTTGATAGCGTTCCATAGCCCGTTGATAGGCTTTCATGGCTCCTACATGAGTTGCATACCCTGTTTGTTCGGCGATTTCGCGCCAAGTATGACCCAAGCGCCGTAAGTCCATGATTTTGTTTTCACGGTCTAATTGCTCAGGTTCAGGCAAATTGTTAAGGCTCATAGGTTACTTACAATGTGTAACTTTTAGGCGTTCGTCTAATAAGTCATCAATAGCATCTTGAATAGTTTGCCTCTTGCGCCAATCCATGCGGTTGCCATATTGGTCAATTTTTAGGCGATCATTGAGGTAGCCGATTGCTTCATCCAATTCAGCTATTGAGATGTCAGATTCAATAATCATTATCGGCTCGCTTTCGTTGAGCCTTCACGGGTACAAAAATACCATCTTAAAGATAATCTCATGAAAATCGTGTCAAGTCAAATCGGGGCTTAGATTTATGGCGTTCATCGTAAGCCTTTTGTAACTTATCAAGATCGTATAGTCCATTCTCGCACTCTATCCCATCTTGCATAATCCAGTTGTAGATAGTGCGGTTGGTTTTTTTGTAAAGCATAGAGGCTTGAATGATTGAAATTTTAGGCATCAAGCATTTTTCCTAACAGTCGCCACTTAGTCGAGTCCCAAACGGTTCCGCAAGCCCGGCATTTAACCTCTAAAGTGCGATCCAACTGTTGAGGATTAATCTTGAGAGTGACCCCACACGCCTCGCCATTTTCCCCAACAGTCGGACACTTGCCCAGGGTTATATCCTCTGATTTATGCCCTAGAACGAATTGAATTTTATGAGAAATTGAAATAATTGTCATGGCGAGTTTATCGGCAGAATCGTATTCTTTATGCGCCCAATCTCCTCGCTTGATGATGTATTGAGAAGTCAAAGTAATTCTGTTTATTTCAGAGGTTCGGCGCGGTGCATCCCACACCAATTTTACCTCATGGCGTATAACGCGCATTTTTGCTTCGTGAGTCATTAAAGGCAAACTTATTCCCCCTGCTCTTAAATGTAGCGTTTCAAGCCTTACAGGTATTGGTGAGGATTCCCCGCTACCCGATACGCGTTCACTAACTTGACCTTTACTCGGTAGGAGTTCGGCTTCTAGCTCTTTGTATCGGGCAGGAAATTTCTCTAGTTGTGCCATCGCGTAATCCCAACAGTTATTGCAGATTGAAAAATCCTGTTGCCGGTGGCAATTTTGGCATTTCACTTGGAGCGTTTAGCCTTCAATGTTTCAACTTCGGCGCGATTATAGAAAACCTGCTTGCCTTTCTTTTCAACCCACACCAAAACTTTACGGTGCTGAAGTTGATGAAGGTGATTAGGTTTAATGGCGAGATACTCACACACCTCGCCACTTGTCATTAGTTCCAAGATGTTCCCCAAGCGGGTTCATCGTTTTGAACCTTAGATTTCTGCGCTTGAAGTGGGAGAGTAATTTCATCGGCTTTGATTTCAAAACCTTGTTTAACTGTTCCATCTTTTGCGGTGTATTCGGTGACTTTGAAAGTACCGACAACTTTAACGCGAGTGCCTTTGGCGAGATGATCTGTCACCGTTTCGGCTTGCTTGCCTAATACTGAAACCTTGTACCAAACGGTAAGGCCGTCAGCCCATTCACCGTTTTTATTTTCGCGCTGAGAATCGGCAATAGAAAACTCTGCTACTGCAAATTGTCCATTCTTGCCTTGAACAAACTTTAACTCGGGGTCTTTACCTAATGTGCCTACAACTTCAATCCGTGTTGCCATTTTCTGCCTCCAAATAGTTGCCTTCGGAATCTAATCTTACAACACTTCCGCCCGCTATGTGTAAGGGAACACGCGCCGGATTTGAGTACGCCGAAACCATCCAGCCCTTTTCAGTAGCCTCTTTAGGGTTGAGGTGAATCGAGTGAGTGCCGAGATTGTGGCATTTGTGGCAAACGGCTACGAGATTGACAACTTCATCTTTGCCCCCGCGTGATTTTAATTTGCGGTGGTGGAGAGCTAAATCGTGAGAAGGTTTGCCACATCTTTCACAGTATCCTTTGGATCGGCCGAGAACCGTATTGGCTATGACTTTATCCATCGCTCCTGCTCATAATAGAGAAACGGGGGCGCGGTGTATGGGTCTTTATCTGCGGCGATTTCTAACGCTCTTTTGATACTCGCGCCAGCCTTGAGAGCGCCGATAGCCAACGAACTTCCGCTTCCAATACCGTAAATACCATCGCTATCAATACAAACGGCAAAATCGCTAGATATGTCAAAAATCTCGCCACCGATTGCAATAAGGAAACTAAACTTTGTTTCATCTGTTTTCTCATCCCACTTGTATTCATTATGCTTGAAACAATCTTTCATAGAAGGCACAACTCGGCTAATGACAAAGTGATAAAGGTCTGCCTTGTCTGCGGTGATCGGTGTTGGCGGTTTCCAAATGTGTTGGATGATGTCACACGCGGCAGACTCTCCAGCACCGGCGATTATGTATTGACCTCGCTCGACAACTTTCACCATGTTTGGATGAGTGTATTTTCTGTCAGCCGTGACAAGTGAGTCAGCTCCAAAGTGCGCTTTAGTCGGAGTCATCTTGCCCACAATGGTTGTCACGGGGTCATCTTAGCCTAAATGAAACTAGCCCCCATTTCTGAGGGCTAGCGGTTTCTAGTGGAACGGCACTAGAAGGTTAATACCAACCATGCCTTAGATGAAATCTGAGCGCATTACAAGCTGTCCCGTAGCGTTTTACGATGTAATGAAGCCCGTATTTAATCTGTAAGTAAGGGTTGGAAGTCTTTTTTAAGTTGTAATTCCCCCAAGTGGTAGGGAGGAACTGAAATATACCGAAAGCCCGAGAAGTAGGGTTTTTAGCCCTAGCGTTCCAATGGCTTTCAAGTTTGACTAGCCGATCTAAGCAAGAGAACTCCTGAGCAGACACTAGAGTCTTGGCGAAAGCGCGAGGCTGAAAGTGAACTACTAAGAGTTTAGGCTCTAATGCTAGTGATGGTGTTGCTAACGCGATTCCTACCGAAAGACCGGCAATTAAGAGAAATCGTGCTTTGAGTTTTATCGGCTCCCAATCTCTCCCCCGTTCGATACTTCGATGGCTGTGCCTCCATTAGTTGAAGTGGTCATAGACCTCTCCTTTCTTTTGGTTCGTCTGGTAATTGTACGGCATGAGTGGCAAATTGTAGAAACTCCGGCGAGAATGTAAGTCTCGCAACGGCTACACCTAGAGATTTTAGGCTCGATCATCGCGGTACTTACTGACCAATTTCTTAATGGTGCATTGAGAAACCCCGTAGCGTTTAGCTAACTCGATGACATTAACCGCATAACCTTTGACGACTTTATATTCTTTTAGGACTTGACGAATTTCTTCCTTTGTCATTTCAACTCCTTTTCAATAGCCTGAATAGTGGGGCAGGGATAAGAGTGATACATGGCGACCCGATTTTCGCTGATAATTCCAACGCAACGATTACAAGTGAAATAGCCGTTGCCTTCTTCAAC